TTGGTTCTTGAACACGATTTCTATCATAATCAACAGCAGTAATATAGCAAACCATTTGAGGAACACTGTTAATTCCATTATCACTATTTTGTTTCAGAATAGCAGAAGCTTGACGATTAGTATCAGCATAGCGACATGGAACACGATAAAGAACTTGATTACCATTTGTGTCTTGACCAAATTCAACATATGTATCACTAAAAATGCGTATAAATTGATTTAAAAATCTACGAATTTGTTTATCATAGAAAAATTGTGCCATTTGATTATCCTAATGCATCTGGTTTGAGTGCTAATAAACTACTTAGTGGTTGTAAACTAGGCACAACAGCACCATTTGGTAATTTTACCGTAGCTGTATTGTTGATAAATGTTCCAAGTTGTGTATTATTTTCGATACCAGTAATATTTGCACGTTGAACATCTTGTAGTGCTACCCATCTTGTTCCATCATAACGAAATAATCTATTTGGTACATAATCAGTACGCAATACATATTCACCTTGCGTAGGATTAAGTGGAAATGCAACTCCTTGAGTTACAGGTAAACCATTTGGTGGCGCAGCACTGCCTGTTAAATAACCTGGTATGGCAATAATAGGTGTCACACCATCGGCTGTAGGCAATATAAAGAGATTATTAGTATTATAACCACTAGTTGGCACATCACTTTGTGCTTGTGCAATAACTGCATCATTGATGCCAATATTTTGGTTATAGTTGCTTAACAAATCACGAATAGTAGATGTTGTATTGTTTGTAGCTGGTTCGTTTAGTATATCACGATATTCTTGCGCATCTACCATTGGAGCAACTTTGCAACGCCAAATATGCGACCACCACGTTTGTGCAAAACCTTCGCTTCCACGAGTTGCTTCTTGTACAACATAAAATTTCTTTAAAGCTGCTGGCAAAGTTTCATCAAGTGGAAAATAGTCACGAAGATGCGGCATTTCAAATACATCACCAGGCATGATTTTTCTGCCTAAACGACTAACCATATCATTATTGTGAAAGGTAATATACAAGGTATCATTATTAACCATAAGACCAAACTGACTTAAGTTAAAATCATTGTCTTGAACACTATAGTGCCCACGTAGTTCATAGATATCTTTGTCATATTTGCGGTCACGGTTTTCCATGAATAGCAAATCTTGCAAATTTTTTTCAGTAGAATTTAAATAATTTGGTTCAGTTAAATCTGTAGATTGTCCATTTGTAACAGGACCAAGATATTTGTGTACATTAATACCTACACCACCAACCGTATATAATTCAAGAATACGGTTATCTTGCCATTTATAATCATTGGTGTGATTTTCTCTATATAAACTTAATCTTGGCATAATTGTTTCCCAAATAATATTTATGGGAAATAAACTATTGTGGTTTTAACCATGGCGGTGTTAATATAATTTTAACATGCTCGTCTAAGTCTGTGCAATCACTAGCAGTAATATACTTTTCGTTTGCATCTTCTTTTAAAATTTCTTCTATTTGTGGATCATCCCAAAGAAGAGGAAAATCTAACCAGTGTGCTAAGCTCTTTACATATTGTTTACGATAAAGATATAATAATTCTTGTGAAATATAAAATGGTGGCTCTTTCATCCATTGTATAAGTTGAGGCATATTGCCCCAAGTTGGTCCACCTCGCAATCGGGTTTGTTGATGAGTAAGGATATTTCTATCTCGCCCTATTACAACTGGTTGAACTTCAATGCCAATGCTTTCACATTTTTCCATAAACTCATAAATTGGTGGAACTTTTGGTAACCATTTCTCAATGTATGGATTTGAAATACTAGTAACGGCATATTCTTTGCCACCCATAATATCCATATCAATCGCATCAATATTATTCCAATACCAATTAAATGGTTCTTTGTAATGGGGAATAAAATAACCATCTGGTTTCAGTGCATCCTTCCATCCGTGAACATCAGGATGCATTGAAAATATTTTACCAAATAAATGATTACCACTTCCTTGTGGTCCAAATAAAACTATTAGTTTAGGCATTTTTCTTTAACTCAAAATAAAGTCTATCACCATTATCTTTCTTAAAAGAACTCAATTCACAGTTATGAATTTGAGCAATCTTATAAGCAGTATCAAAATCCCACGGATAGATATCCACCCACTGGCCATTTTTGTGAACATGGCCTGGATTTGCACGAACATATATTTTTCCGCCTACCATAGTCAAATCAATTACTTTTTTAAATCTAGCATTGATATCACTAAATTCACCAAAGTTAATGCTACCAAATACTATAACATGATCGTAAGTTTCATTTGGAACATTGTAATCTAAAATATCAACCATATAATCAGCACTATGATTGTAAGCATCAATGCCAACTAGATTAGGAATACGTGCTTTAAACTGATTAAAGCCACAGCCAACATCTAACACTGCCTTTGGATTTGCCTTATTAATAAGTTCTACAATATTCCAACCTGTAAACTGATATACTTCGGTGCGAGGTTGCCAAATGCCACCCCAAAATCTTGAGCTATATTTCTGATCTATATCATGTGTAACATCAGCCAGAGTTCCAGTAAAATTAATATCTAAATCAAAATTTTGATTTACTGTTTCAACAAATTTTTCCCAACGTTTTGGTGTCCATGGCAATGCTGCAACATCGGTATTTTCGTCCATTGTGTTACGAAAATCATCATACTTTGGTAAATTAAAGGCATCTTGTAAATTTTTATACAAATAGTTGTAAATTTTTCTATTCACTGATTTTTTTCCACTTTCTGAATTTTTTTATAAATATCTTTATAAAATTATTTATCTTAGAAAAAAATCAGCATAGGAAAAAATTTAGGATGACAGAGTATGAAAATTGGGGCGATAGTCGTTGGGAATTTACTAAGAGCCGCAGCCGTTGGCATTTTGATACTAAACGGGTGCCACAGCCTGGTATAGACAGCTATACACATGTTTGCAGATTTGATGCAGATTTTACGGATGCAATTCGTGAATGTATGCCTCGTACAAAAGCAAGCAGTTGGGGAACACGTAATAATTTCAACAAAGAAATTGCTGATAAGGGATTGTATAGTGCAACAGCAGAAGAACAAGATTTGATTCGTGCTGGCGCTAACCCTGAGCAAGAAGTTTTTAATCGTACCGCAGCAGAAGATATCGAAATCTTTCAACAGGTAAGCAATTGGCTTGGTATGGATGAAAGTATGATTAAGTTCCATAATCAAACTACTGGTCAAATGCTGCATACTCATATTGATAACTTTGCTGCCAGACCAGAACGTGAAAACAGTTTTAAAGTAACTGATATGGATAAAAATCCAGATATCATGCGTCGATTTGCCATTATGCTAGCAGATTGGGAAATGGGACAAGTATTTCAACTAGGCAATGCCAACTTTACTCAATGGCGAGCAGGTGATTGTATCACTTGGGAATGGCAAGATATGCCACACGCCACTGCTAATATGGGATGGTGGGACCGTCCTATGTTGCAAATTACAGGATATGTCACTGACCGAACACGTGAAGTGGTAGGCGGTGCCAGTAAAAATTTAGTAGTCAAACTTTAAAGGAAAAATGACATGAACGCAGTAGAATTTGTAAAGAATCTAAAAACCCTTAACGAACCACTTTTTCGTGCTAGTGAAATGCAAACAGAAGCATATTTTGCAAGCAAGCCAAGCAAGGAAAAGCTTGTAAATCACTTTATTGGTCGTATGGTCAATGAACGTATGAACATGGTTGAAATCTCAAACCGTGTTGCTACAATGCCAGCAAACAGTGATCCAATTGAATTGCAGAATATTGCTAAGCAAGCATTTGATGAAGCAGTTCACTTCCGCATGGTTAAAGAATGCATTGAAAAGATTACAGGTGAACCGCTAGATGTTCAGGCTGCTATTGATGCAGAAGCTGCAAAGCCAACTGCAAAAGGCGCTGACCTTCTTGAAAAGTATGAAGCAGAAACTGACGAACTTGCTCTTGCTCTTTATCAGTTCATTGCAGAAGGTCGTGCAGAACGTGTTTGGAACAAGATGGCTGAATGCATTGAAGATACTTTCATTGCCAATAGCTATGCAAAGATTGGACATGACGAAGGTTTCCATAGCAACATTGGTCGTTTGAAACTTGAACAGCTTTGCGATACTCCTGAAAACCAACTTCGTGCTGCTGAAATTGCAAAGAAGATGCGTGTTGATCTTTATAGCATCTCTTGCATGAATACTAAGCCACTACAAGAAGCAAAGGACATGTTTGAAGCAGCAGAAGGTGTAACTATCACTGACTTCGTTAAGCACGACACTGGCATTTTAATGGCGATGAATTAATGAATCGAGTAATCTGTATCGTATACGCACCTGGTGCTTATGGAAGCTTTATTGGTTGGGCATTAGATCGATTTAATGCAATAAGAAAAAACTTTCAACCAGCAATAATGGATAATCCGTTGCAACCAGATGGCAGCAGCCATGGTTATGCAAGTTTTTGCAAGGTGCGTGATACAGATTCTTTTATGGAAGAACTAGAAAAGTGCCGTAATACCAATTCCCACTGGGGTTACAGCATATATGGTGGATGGCCAGCAGCCATAGGCGAAGATGTTAATGCAGCCATCCACCAAATTCTTCATTGGATGAATAACGATGATCGCATTATTTTCATTGAAAGACCTACGCTAGATGAAGTATTCTTATGTTGGTTAAACAATGAAACAAAGATGACTCGTGAACGTTGGTATGGTATGCTTGACATTAGGGATGATGAACAATTAACAGAACGATTACAACAAGAGATTGACAATCGTCACTGCGACGTAATAGATTCTCGTATTGTTAAGATTACTGTAAACGATATTTTACAAAATGAACCAACTAAATTACTTCAAAAATTATACAAACATTTAAATTGGGATACAATAGATGAGTTAGATTTTACAGCCGTACATACTCGTATGGTCAGTATGCAAAACAATTTGCAAATTCTTGAAAATTTGTATAATATAAATGCAATAAATTTAAGTCCCGCACAAGAATCAATAAACAAATTTTTAAAGGAGTATCAAAATGGACTTTACTAAGTTGTTCCCACTGTTTGATAGTGGAACAGGATTAACAGTATTGGCAGCGTATGCCGCTGTTATATTTGGACTAACATATTGGTTTGCTAGTGGATACACCGCAACCAAAGAAGGATTTCTCGTTGCTCGTCGTGAGTTGAGTACACTTCAAGGTGCTATGAGTACAGGTGCTGCATGGATGTGGGCACCAGGTATGTTTATTAGTGCACAGCAAGCATATCAAAATGGTCTAGTAGGTTTATTTTGGTTTTGTATCGGTAATTTTTTATCACTGATATTGTTTAGTTGGTTTGCCAAGACATTGCGTGATCGTAAACCTGATGGTTTTACTATCAGTGGATATCTTAAAGAAAAATTTGGTACAAGAGTTCAAATTTTGTTTATCATTGAACTTGTAGCATTGGCTATTTGCTCTTTTGCTATCAATGTTCTTGCTGGTAGTAAAAGTGTTGAAGTACTTACTGGATTAAATTATCATGTCGTTAGTCTTATTATTGCCGCAATTGCGCTTACATATACAATTCGTGGTGGTTTGAAGGCAAGTGTTATTACTGAAATTTTCAAATTAAGCACACTAGTTCTTGGACTTATTATTCTTGTTCCATTAACCATTGCGGCTGCTGGTGGTTTAGATATTGTAAATCTTGGATTAGGTGGTATCACTGGCAATGGTCGTGAAATTTTTGGAACTGATTTTGCGTTAGGTGTGTTTATGGGAGTTGGATTTGCAACTGCTATTGGTCACTTAGGTGCACCATGGGGTGACAATGCGTTCTATCAACGTGCTTTTTCTATCCGCAAAGATAGCATAGTAAAATCATTTGTTCTTGGTGCATTTATCTTTATTATCACGCCACTTCTTACTGGTGTTCTTGGGTTTACTGCTGCTGGTTTACATTATGCAGTTCCTAAAGAACTTCTTGGATATGTAAACATTCTAACTGTTGGTGGCTTGCTACCAAGTTGGGCTGCAATCATGTATCTATTCATGTTATTTGCTGGTCTTGTTAGTGTGCTTGATAGCCAATTGAGTAGTGTTGGTAATATCAGCGGTCATGACCTTCATAATCTATTAGGAAGAGAAGATACTAGTGATGCAGTTGTTAGAACAAGTCGTTTAGGTATGCTTGCACTAATTGTTGCTGGGTTAACATTGGCTAACTGGCCTGGTATGACACTTGTAACAATCTTCTTATTCTTTGGTATTCTACGTGCAACAGTTTGGTTCCCACTTATGATTAGTTTGTGGAATGAATCACTTATCAATGAACGTGGAATGTTCTGGGGTGTATTGATTGCATACCTAGTAGGATTTACAACTTATGTTTATGGTATGAACTTTGGTGGTGGACCAAACATTGCAGTTTTAGGAACTATGCTAGCAGTATTTGGTAGCGGTGCACTTGCACTTACTATTACAAAAGTTAGCAAGGCTTCTGCATGAATAAGAAGATATTAATAATGGGCTTGCCAGGGTCGGGTAAAACGACCTTGGCGAAAGCCTTGGCACCAAAATTACGTGCAGTTCATTGGAACGCAGATGCTGTTCGTGCAAATATCAACAGTCATCTTGGTTTTAGTGAAGCAGATCGCATAGAACAGGCTCGTCGTATGGGTTGGCTATGCGATCAAGTGGTGGCAGCAGGTCACGTTGCTATTGGAGAATTTGTTTGCCCAACGCCACAAACACGTGAAGCATTTGGTGATTGTATCACTATATGGGTAGATACTATAAAAGAAGGACGATTTGCAGATACTAACAAATTGTTTATTCCCCCAACAAAATATCGTTGGCGAGTTGATACACAAGATGCAGAATTTTGGGCAAAAGCAATATTTGAAGAACTTGATTTAGAATATAAACCGAGTTGGATTAAAGCAATGATTTATGGATTAGGAAAATGACGTGGAATAATCAAGCACCTACAGTGCAAATGTTAGGACGATGGCAACCTTGGCACGATGGGCATTTTGCACTATTTAAACGTGCACACGATAAAACAGGCCAAGTAATGATTATGGTGCGTGATGTTGGGGGTACCGATAACAATCCGTTTGATTATGGTTTTGTAAAAGAACGTATTATTAAAGAATTAGAAGAAAACGGTTATAAATTTAATCATGATTTTCTTGTAAACCTTGTTCCTAATATTGTCAATATAACATACGGTCGTGATGTTGGATATAAGATTGAACAAGAAGTGTTTGATGAAGAAACACATGCTATAAGTGCTACAAAAATTCGTAAAGAAATGGGTTTATGAAATATATCTTTGTAGCAGGCGCACCAGGCAGCAAGTGGAGCAGTGTAGTAAAGAACATTTACTACTCTCCTGACATTGACCAAACTGATTATAGTGATACACGAACCTATTATCATGATGCAAGTGGTACAAATCAACTTATGCACCTTGGTGCTTATTTTGATCCTCATATGGAGTTTGGTTACAAGTTTAATTTACTTCCTTATATGAGTAAAGATACGCTAGAAGAAGAATTTGATCGTCCGTTTAATGGTGAGGGAGTTCGCATCATTAAGAGTCACGTATTTTGCCATCATCTTGAATTCATTCGCAAAACTTGGCCAGATTGTCCAATTATATGTGTTGAACGTGACAACGATGCGTGTTTGGGCTGGTGGGTCCGTTGTGGACACTTTGACATAACTTATCCTAGTTATAGTGGATATTATAAGAACCTACGTGATATGTCTCATCACATTGATAAACAGAATAAGGACTTGAAAAAGTTTGTAAAAAATAATGAATTATCAATGATATATGATAATATTGATTTATGTGAAAAATTAGGCATTGCTACGCCATTACAATTGAATATTCAAAATTATGCAGCAAATGATATTAGGGTTTATTTGAACCAAAACGTAGCATAAAGATATTAACATCTTCGCTACTATTAAAAAGCAGCGACCAATAAGGGTTGCCGCTGTTAAATCTATAATTTAATGAATAATTGTGGGAAAAACTTTCATCACACCATTTACGTAATGGTGTTTGTATAGTTTCTTTAAGAAATTCAAAACCAAATGGCGGAATATAAGGAGTGCCAATATTTGGGTATATTTTAACAAGATACTTGTTAGGTGCTAGTGAGGTTATGCTATCTATATCTATATCGTCTATTGATACATTCATTTGAAAAC